AAACCTGCTGCTGTTGCTATAGCTGTTTGTTGTGCTGCTGTTTGAAAATCAAGTAATCCATTAGTTGCTTCTCTAACTCTGTTTGTTATAGTAAGTAAGGATGTACCAGTAACTTTTGTAAGTGTTTCAAAACCTTTGATTTGTTGTTGAATATTTTGTGCATTTTCTAACGCTCTGAAAGCTGCTGTAACAGCAAAGACTGTTGATGCAAGAATCGCATATGATTGTACAAGGCCACCAGTACCTTGTTGTAAACGTGAAAAAGATTTTGACGCAGATTCTGTACGTCCTGACATAGATTGTAAATTTCTACGAGTATCACCCGCAGATTTACCTACACCAGCTATATCTTTACTGGCTGTTTTTGCTCGTCTTCCTACCTGTTTAAGAGTACCGTCATCAGTAACCTCAAAACTTATAATTGCGCCTTTTTTCTTTTTTGTCATTATTTCCTACTTTTTGCCTTTCTTCTTTCAGCCTCGTGTTGTTTTTTCACTTTGTCATTTAACATATTTGCATGTTCATGTTCTATATGCTTTAAAAAATATAAAGTTTGGGGTGGATTTGAAATTTCATACACTTTTATATATGTACTAAGTGCAGTCATATCTTTGCCTTGATAATAACCACTCATTCCGTCCCACTTATCCGATAACATTCTATGTAGGAAAAACGCCTCTTGAACTTCTAAAGGATAAGAGCTCATCTCTGGAGGCATTTTTTTAGGGTCTGGTTCTTGATTTAACTGTTCGCAGACAGCAAGATATTTATCAACATCTATGCCCTGGTCTACGAAAGTTCTCTTAATTAGTGCAAGTATTTGTTCTACTTGCTCTGCGTAAAATTTTCCAGATCTCCTACAGTATCAGTTACCCATTGGTCAAAATCACCTGAATTTCTCATTAATAATTCAGCGTTATCTTGTGTGTATTCAAGTTCATCATCTAGATTTAGTTGAGATACATCCACCAATAGAAACTCTTCTAGGTACTTGTATTTTAATCCATTCCAACCTTTTATTATCGCTGAGACGTATTCTACCATAAACAGATCTTCATCTAGCGTATCTTCAAAGGCTCTAGTCTTTTTATTAAACTTTTGCTTTAAACACTTATTTCTTAGTTTGACAAGTTCTTCTCTACTTAAGTAGCAAAGAGATACTGCGAAACCTGTATATCCTGGGTAATCTATCTCAACTGTTTTGCTTGGAGTTAATAAACTCTTAAGCGATACTGGTTGTTTACTTTTTTCTTCCGTCATTTTTATTCCTAATAAAGTGAGAGGGCCGAAGCCCTCTCGGGTTTGTTTTAGCTAGCGTGGTAAGTAAGTTTTACTTCGTTTGCAGCTTGTGTCTTAGTTGCTGAAGATAAATCAGTTGCTAAGCCGTGGAAGGCTACGTCTACTGATACTACATCTTCAAAACTATGAGCTGGTAATTCTAAATGTGCTTTTGGTACTTCAACATTACATCGTGGGCTGTTTGCAGACCCTCCGATAGAGAATGTTAAATCAAATGCGTTAGTAATTACGCCTCTAGACTCTTGTAGTCTTTCAAATAAGTCTAATGACCCATTTGCTGTGTCGTTTAGATAACAAGTAAAGTTACCTGAAACTGATCTTGTTCCCATTACATGTCCTAATGGAAGGTTGACTGTACCTAGTGTTTCTGGAGTTAGATAAGTAAGATTATTTTCAATTGTAATATTACCACCTGTTAATGTAACACCATAGTTATAGTCAGACCCGCTGTCAACATCTAATGCTCCTAATGTACCTGTTGATTCTGATACATCAAAAGTCATAGCTAAGTCTGTTAACTTTTGTCTTATAAAGTTACTTGTTGAACTTATACCTTCATCTACTAATCCAAGTGTTGTTTCACCACCTGCATCTGTAACTAAAGTTGCCACTTCTTCTACTTGTTTACCATTTCCAGACCAAGCAATTTGTGCTAATCCTTCAATATCAAAGTCTATGGAAGCTGAACCAATTGAACAATCAGATACTTTATATATAGTTATGCCTGAACCAGTTGAATATGTTCCAGGTGTACTATCTTTTGATGCTCCAAGTACAAAAAACAAATCAAATACTCCAAGAGTTACCTGATTTGAGTTTTCAAAGTTAAAAACATTTGGCTCATAATCAGTCATAGTTCCTGTAGAATCGGATCCTGTACCGTCATCATAATTACTCGCAGACATCGCAGACCATAAAGGCCCTTCTACTGCAAACTTTTTCGCACTACCTGCGTGTTGCTTGTTACTCACGCCGCTTGTTATAACGGACGGAGCTCCTGAAGCAGACACTGTAGGTCGCATATACGTTGAAAATGACCATTCTGCTGGTGCAAAAGAATCAGTAAACATCGCTCTACCTCTTTTAGAGTACCCAGTTGATGATGCCGCTTCATTCAGAGTAATCTCTGAAGTGTTTGTTCCTTGACTAAAACTAAAACCGTCTAATACAGGGATCTCATATAGAGCCTCTTTAGCGCTCGTTCCGTCTAGGCTATGCGTCATAAATACTTTGGTATCTCTACTAAAGAAAAATGCCATTATTTTCTCCTATTTAGTACCGAATCTCAATGGTGATTTCTCCTACACCAAGAGGTTCCAATACTCCTTCATCTGTATCTACTGTACCGATTGTTGTCTGTACTGTAGACTGAGATGCTCCTGTCGAATCGTAATACGTTAAGGGATCTTTATCCTCTAGTATTGTTTCAACATCTTCTAACAACTCTTCAAGTGCTTCGATAACATCATTGTCATCTGAAACGTAACATCGAATCGTTATTCTTAAAAATCTAAATCTAAATCCACCGCCGTCATATTCACGAGTTTCTGTACCTGCTCCAATATGGATGGTAGGAAATTCGTTTACTTCATCCCAAAACTTTAGTCTTCTTTCTACATTTGAGACTGCTGTTCTAAAAGGTGGAGTTCCATTAATTTGCTCTAGCTCTGTTGCTAAAGCTTCTACTATGGCTCGTCTACGCGTGGTATGTTTCCTTGCTAGTGACGCTTCCATTATAGTACTCTTACTCCAAATCTACCACCTAACATTCCTGTGGCTACTTGTCTTACTGACGTTTTTATTAATCTTTCAGGGTCTCTTTGCGCAGTATACATTTTTCCCCCTCTTGCAAATGTTTCATACGGGTCATTTCGGTAACTAGTTTCTATCATTGTATTACCACCTCTCGGCCCTTGTGTTATATTATCTACTCTTACCGAATTTGCAAATCTACCTGTTCTATAATTAAGTGCAGGTGAGTGCATATTCATTGCAACTTGTACGGGTAACATTTCATTAAGCAGTGCTTTTAAAGCCATTGGATTTGTCCCTGCTTTCTTTTCAACATGTCCCATACCTCTGCCATATCCCGAGGTTTTTTTAACATTTTTTCTTCTTTGTTGTTTTTTTGTTACTTTACCTTTTTTAGCTCTAATTTTGTCTCTTTGGTTGCTTTTGACTGTTCTCGCATCACTTAGCATTTTTTTATTAACTTTAAGTCTCATGTCAGGATGTATCTTATGTGGAAATCCTAAAAGTTTTTCTATTACTATTTTTCCTGCTGCTGCTGTTAAATGTTGTTTAGGGCTTCTAGAAGTTTCCATCTCTTCATCTGTAAGCTGATTAGATAAACTTTTAATCACTGAACTTTCATAATTATTTATAAACTTTTGAAGTTCTTTACTATCATAATCCTTCATTGTAGCATTTTTATTAGCAGGGTCAAAAGTTATTTGAACCTTAAGATTTTTTCTCATATCTTCTACTGACATATTAAGATATTGTTCTAATCCTACTTCTGTTAAAAATGCTTTACTATACTCTTCGTAAACTCTGTCATATAGGTTATTTATGTTGTGTCCTGCATTTATGGCTTGTGTAAACTTTCCTTCTTCTATAGCGCTGTGTCTTTCAGACGCATTTTCCTTCATCTTTTCTGCACCACCAAAAGCTGCTACTGTTGTTCTATTACTTTTTGTTCCGTGTAAAGCACTTAACCTAATTCCTTGTCTACCTTTTTTCTTGTCTGCTTTATAGCCCTCTTGCATTTGTGAACCACTTAACCCACTTCCTATTAACTCATTTATATCTTTTCTAACGTTATTTACAACAGTTCCTTGCATAGCCCCCATTGCCGCTTGGTTAGTAGTAAATGTACTTTTTGCTCCTGATGTTAGAGTGTGTTTATTACCATACCCCTCCATAGGAAAGTTAATCTGTAAAGTATTACTACTACTCTGATAACTTAATTTTCTAGCTATTTTGCCACCTGCTAAGCCGCTGTATTCTTTTTGATGCTGTGCACCTGTAAACCCTCTTCTTACATGCCCTGTTATTATACGGGCTAAATCTTTATCAGGTACTGTTAAACCATTATCTTTTAGCACTCTTCTACAAACTTCTTTGACATTCTTTTCTACATCATTTAAGTTTATTGTAAATTCGTGTCTATAGCCTTGGTTTATCGCGTCTCTGTCTGCTGCTCTAATAGCCTTAGTAATTTCGTCTTTTACTAATTGAATCATTAAATAACCACTCTGTACAAATCCAACACTCTTTTTATATGGTCTGGAAAATCTGAGGAAGTTCTTATACCTGAAGTTCCTTGATTCTGTACTTGTGCGCCACCTAATGATCTTCTTTCTTTGTGTTCGTCTTTCATATAGTAATTTACTAAGTCAAAGAGTGCTAGTTGTAAATCTCTAGGGCAAGTGCTATATCCAGCTTTATATGTAATTTTCACTGACCCTAAGCCTCGTGCCCAATTTACATATTGTCCTTGCTCATTTGTTCTTACAACTGCATCCGTATCAACATCTGCATAGTACTGGTATTTACCTGTCGTCAATTCTTGATACGCTTCTGAGTAAGAAGTTCTTTCTTCTACTTTAGTAATACTAACCAATGGACTTTCACTCATGATTATAGTACTAGTAAAGTTGTCGTCAATATTAAAAACTTCTACTTTGTCTGAACTAAAATAATCTACAAATGATATTCCACAATACTTTTTAACTAAATCAGATACCTGAGGTACTATAACTGCAAGACGATCATCATCCTTCTCCCCTCGAAGGCCTTCTGCGTCTTTATATTCTGCTACTGTTATTAAGTCTGCCATAGTTAAAAAGGGTGGGTTATAGGTAACCCACCAAAACCGTAATTAGCTATTAACTAGCTTTGTATTTTAATCCCCACTTAGAAGTTGCACCGTCAATTAAGTCAGTGAATCCTAATCTCTGAGAAGCCACTAGGACTCTTCTTTGATTAGCTACTTCGTAGTCAGATTCTATTGTAACGCCTCTTAATCTTGGCATTACATAGTTTCTTGGGTATACTGCGATAGCGTTGAAAGCTCCAGCTGCTTTAGCTCCGAACTCGTCACACATGATTACTCTTGAACCAAATACTTGTCCAATTTCACCT